TAAACAGCCTTGACTATGGTGTGTACATCACGGGGGAGGCTGTTTTCAATTCCCCACAGAGAGCGGTCGAAGCGGTTACGGTTCCGGGACGAAACGGAGACGTTCTGCTCGACCTCGGACGCTATGGGAATATCGAGGTCACATATCATGCCGGTGTGTTCGGGGTAGACCAGGATCAGTTCGCATCAAAGATCAGGGACTTCCGTAACGTATTAGCTTCAAGAATCGGATATAAACGCATTGAAGACACGTATAATCCGAATGAGTACAGACTCGGCACGTTCGTTGCTCCGGTCGAGGTCACACCGGCTTCAATGAACAGACATGGCGAGTTTGATATTGTCTTCAACTGCAAGCCACAGAGATTCCTTACAAGCGGTGAAACAGCGATAACGGTAGCAAATAACGGGACTATAACGAATCCGACACTATTCGACTCACAGCCGTTATTAGCTGTAAAGGGGTACGGCAATATCAACATGGGCGGTTATGATATAAGCCTTGAGAGCGGATATCTCGGAGAAGTTCAGCTATTCAACAGCCGTAAAAACATATGGCGACCACCGAGTACAATCCCGACTTCACACACGCTTAACTGCGGTGATACGGACACTTACGACACGAGCCTTGTGAATAGCGGTAATGATATTAAGCTGTCAGCTACGTTTGAAGTGGCAATACGGCTTACAAGTTCGGGCGATTACTGGAACAGCATGGTAATATCTCCAGAGCCACTTTCCACGGCTGCATGGACTACAGAGCTCGTTCGTGGCACGAGCGGCAAGATAAAAGTGAACTTTGCAAACGAGGCATCGAACTGGTTGAGTGCGGGTACAAGCAACAGCAAGTTCTGTACGCAGACCGTTACGCTGACAAGCAAAAATGGCTCAACTAATGCCGTGACGATGACTTGCACGATATTGTCAAACAACAACAAGGTCTATGCGACATTTGCTGTGTCCGAGAGCGGTACTGGTTTTCTTGAAGCCATGAGCGTCAATCTGTCGGAGGTCGTAGCTGACTCAACAATATCAAGGCTTGGGAATCCGACATATCTCGACTGTGAGACTGGCGAAGCGTACAAGGTTGAGAACAATACTGTAGTAGGTCTTAACTCGTTTATTTCGGTCGGTGCAGACTTGCCAGTACTGGCTCCAGGTGCGAATACGATAACATACGACAACACAGTTACCGAACTGAAAATCACTCCGAGGTGGTGGCAGTTATGATTCCAATTTTATACGACACTAACGAGACAATTTTTATCAGCAACGGACTTGGTAGGCTTTCTGATTGTATTCGTTGCGAGTGCTACGAGGAAAGGAATGGGATTTATGAAGTCGAATTTGACTATCCTGTCAACGGAGCGCACTACAACGAAATAGTCTGCGGTCGAATCATAGCTGTGACGCACGATGAAAGCAAAGATATTCAGCCGTTCGACATTTACAAGGCATCCAAGCCAATCAACGGAGTGGTCACATTTAATGCGTGTCATATCAGCTATCGTCAGAATCGCATGGTAGTTGCGAACGGAGGCCCGATAAACGATATCAACGATGCGTTTACATTACTTGCAGCGGCACAACCTGACAATCCGTTCACTTACGAAACGAACATTGCATCAACCGCATACATGAGCGGTGCGGAAGGCTCACCGAAAACGGTCAGACAGCTTTTGGGCGGTGTCGAAGGGTCTATCCTCGATGCGTATGGCGGTGAGTATGAATGGGACAAATGGACGGTCAAGCTGTGGGAGTCGAGAGGAACGGTGACAAGCTACACGATCCGATACGGCTTGAACATGGTCGATTATCAGGATGAAACGGATTACAGCGACACATATAACGCTGCCGTTCCGTACTGGATAGGTCAGGACGATAACGGCATCGACTCCACGGTAGTGGGTGACATGGTGACTTCGGGTGCATCAATGTACACTAACCGAACAGCTTGTGTTCCGCTCGACTTAACTGACAAATTTGAGAGCAAGCCAACAAAAGCGAATCTCGAAGCGATGGCACTCTCATATATGTCATCAAATCAAACGTCCTTACCAGCGCAGAACATCAAGGTCGATTTCATGCGCTTGCAAGATACGTCAGAGTATAAGGCGCTCCAAAACTGCAAGCTGTGTGATCAAGTTAGAGTGGTGTTTCCGCAGTACAACATGGACGGATATTTCAAGATCGTGAAAACAACGTATGACGTATTGCTTGAGCGATACACGGAAATGGAACTTGGCACACTATCCACGACACTTGCGAAGGCTCTTGGAATCGACAATTCAGCAAGCGCATCAGCGAACAATCTGCTTGTCGAAAAGGGTACGGACGGTATATGGACGTATCGCAAGTGGGCAGACGGTACTTCCGAATGTTGGGGGCGAAGCGGACTCAACACTGTCGCTATCAACTCGGCATATGGTGGAGCATACTATGGCTCGTCAATGTCCGCAGATCCGTTTCCGAGCGGACTTTTCCTGAATTCCGCACCGATGATTACTTCCGAGTTGCTTGGCGGTGACGGATGTTGGGCAGGAATCGGCACGGCTACAACAACACAATTTACCTATTATCCGTTCTGTGTGAAAAGCGGAAACCATTCATTTGTGTTAAGCGCACATTGTATTGGGAAATGGAAATAAGAAAGGGAATGACGCAGATGGGAATAACCTAACGCCATAGAGATATGGCAAGTTCAATAATCAAAGAAATGGTGTCACCAAAAGTATATACGGGGTACACATTCCACGCTTATACGGCTACCGACATGGCTATTTCCCATGTATACATTGTGGGCAAGTTGTGCATATACTCACTTGCTATGGTGTATACGGCAGACTACACCCCTCAAGATATGCAGGTCTTCATTTCTAATATGCCAAAGCCTGCACAGGCAATTTATCAGATTGGTACTACAGCGTCAAATGTTACAACAGGCGCATCAAAGAATCGGTCTTTTAGATACCGCATAAATGACAATGGGGAAATACAGAATTGGTATTCGGGTTTAAAAACATATGCCAATCAGCCCACAATTTTTAGCGGTGTGTATGTAATCAAATAGAAAGGAGCAACAATGCTCTATATCATAAGTTTTATCGTCGGTTCGTTCCTCGGCATGGTACTGACGTGCTGTGTTGTGGCATCGGGCAGAAAGGATAATTAATGAATAATCAGTTTTGGAAAGCGACTTCAATCAGAGCGTTAAGAACTATATGTCAAACGGCAATCGCCATGATCGGAACATCAGCGGTCATGTCGGATGTCAACTGGACGATGGTACTGTCAGCCTCTGCATTATCTGGCATCCTATCGGTGCTGACCAGCATCGCCACAGGCCTGCCGGAAGTGGAGTACGCAGAGCATATTTATATGTCGGCACCGGAACCAGCGGATAGCTATGTGGATGAAATTGGCATCCCTGAAAGCGAGGCGAACGACTATGGGCAAGAATAATTTCGAATTACTCAAGATAGCGCAGAAACACCTCGGGCAGGGCGGAGCGGTATTCAGACGGTTCTGCGGTCTGCCGAACGGTGCAGCGTGGTGTAACGCATTTGTCTGCTATGTAGCTAATGAGGGCGGTGATTCATCGCTCTATTTTAATGGCTCGAAAATGACATACTGCCCGACGAGCATGAAGTGGTGTCGGAATAACCTCGCACAGATCCCAATCTATTTGGCTATGCCTATGGATATCATCTATTTCGATTGGGAGCCTAACGGAGTGCCGAACCATATCGGATTCGTAAGGGAGCGCAAGTCTGATCTTGAGGTCTATACCATCGAGGGCAATACGTCAGGCGGTATCGTGGCACAGAAAACGAGAACGGAAAAATACGTCTGTGGCTGTTTTAGACCGCACTTTAAGCCAACGGGTATTGATGCTAATAAAAAGCTCGTAGTTGATTCTTATTTCGGGTACCACAGCATCGTAGTGATGCAGAGGTGGCTCGGAGTGGCTCAGGACGCAATCCTCGGAGTTGGAACTGTGAAAGCACTACAAAAGCGTCTCGGAGTATCTCAAGATGGTAGCTGGGGAAAAGGTACAACAAGGGCCTTGCAGAAATTCCTCGGGATCTCGCAGGATGGGTATTGCGGACCGGCAACTGTTCGTGCGTTTCAGACGTATCTCAACAAGGCGGTATTCGGTTCATCGCCCAGCGTAACTATCTCGACCGCAGCTGACAAGGCGGTAGCGTGGGCGAAGAAGATAGCTGCGGACAATACGTTCAAGTACGTTGCACAGACGAAGTCAGACAGCCCTGCGAACCACTGTGCGATTTGCAAGAAAGTGGC